GAGGCGTTTCATAATGTCATTCATAAGAGGTGTTGAAAACGCTTTCCTCGGAAGACTAAGGGAGTATGTAGAACCTTTGGAGTTTATCCCAGATTATGGTGGTGGGCCTGAGCCGAAAGGAGATTATGGAGTTTTCGGGATCACCCTTCTCAACAAGATTAATGAAAACCACAATCATTACTTAAAAACAGATGACGGGTACAAGGAGAGTATTCTACAAGACTTTGAAATCCTATCGACCATAACCTTCTACGGGGATAGTTGCTATGAAAATGCTTTAGAGACACAGGCTTATTTGCAGATGAGAGATACGCAAGAAGACTTCTACTATAATGATGGCTTGTCGGTAATAGGAACAACCTCCGTCAGCAGGAGTCCCGAGTTGAGGGAAACTGGGTATATCAACAAGGCTTCCTACACCCTTAACATGCTCACTAGGTACAAGCTCGAAAGAGATATTGATTGGTTCGATACCATCGAATACACAGCCAATTACAAAGACATTTCTGGTGATCCCAAAGTGGTATACACAGATACCATAAAAGTTTCAAAATAATCAAGAGGCGGAGAATATAATGGCGACAGCTAAAAGTATTATAGAAGTTAATATTTCACGGGAGACCAAAGGTGTTTCTCGAAAAGGTTTTGGCACACCCCTTTTCATTGGCAATACACAAGGTGTTATTGGTGCGCGAGAACGTGTTCGGAGTTATTTAAACTTAGAAGGAGTAGCTGCGGATTTTGATGAGGGTACTCCCGAACTTATCGCGGCCTCTCGGTTCTTTGGTCAGCAGGTATCCCCGACAGTTATTAAGATCGGCACACATTCCCCAGAATCTATTACTAAAGTAGATTATGATGTTGTTGCATCCGACACTACCTCGTATGAAATCGAAGTAGACGGATCAACATTCACTTATACAAGCTCTGCCGGTGATACCGAGCAAGATATCATTGAAGGGTTGCGTTCTGATTTCGTTGACAAGGGTATTGGCGGGTCTTTCGAGTTTAGCGGAACAGATAATACGTTCACAATTATTCCAGAAGACCCCTCGACATTTTCTCAGGCAACTACAACCACTCAGCTTACTGACATTGAGACTACCGAAAGCTTGGGAGACGCCTACAACGATATCGCTCTTGTTGATAGCGACTTCTACTTTGTCACTTCTTACACACATGATCCCGAAGGCATTGAGTCTTTGGCAAATGTTGTACAGTCAACAGGGCGTTTTTACGCCGCATCTTACAAAGGACGTGATGCTCTTGATGCCCGTGAGGAAGGTGATATTGGCTCGATTCTACAGTCACGGGAGTTGTTTAGAACCTTCTTGATCTACCCAGAGAATGTAGACGAGTTCCCCGAGTGCGCTATTGTTGGTCTTCAATCTCCTAAAGACCCCGGCAGCACCACAATGAAGTTCCGGACAGTGACAGGCGTAACGCCGTCGAAGCTAACAACTACCCAAGACCTTGTACTAAAAGGTTCCAAGTACGATTACGGCAAAGGTTATAACACCTATTCAGATGTTGGTGGGCGTGCTATCTTTCAGGAAGGTCGTATGGTCAATGGAGAGTTTGCTGATATTATTCGGTTCTCCGATTGGATCGAAGCACGAATTCGAGAACGCGTTTACATGACTCTTGTAAACTCTGAAAAGATTCCCTACTCAAAAGCTGGATTCGCTATCATTGAAGGACGTATCACAGAGATTCTTAGCCAAGGTGTTGCTGTTGGAGGTCTTATTCCGGGGTTTGAAGTTACTGTACCAAATCCAAGAAAGGCCAGTCCGAACGATCGTGCCAACCGTGTTGCAAGTGGTTTCGAGTTTACCGCAACATTGGCAGGTGCCGTTCACTTTGTAAATATCAAGGGCACCTTGACAATTTAACACAACAACAAACAAGAGGTAGGTATAATGGCAGGTCTCCAGACTTTCTCCCCAGATGCTGTGGAAGTTATCATTTCCAATGATGACATTAACCACATTGTAACAAACTTTGCAGAGGGCACATTCGTGTCCTTTGAACCAGCTACTGAACGATTTACTCCAACAGTGGGCGCTCGTGGTGAAGAATATCGCGCACATCAGCCCAGCAAGGCGTTTAACATCACTCTGACACTATCCCAGACATCACATTCTAACGATGTATTTAGTCTCCTTCTCAATGAGGACAGAGAGACTTTGGATGGAACATTCACAATGACTGTCAAAGACACGTCGGGGGCAACCCTCTACGTTGATGAATACGCTTACATCCAATCAGAGCCTACTCAGAGCTTTGCAGGTGGAGGTTCTATTGAAGGCCGTGAGTGGATGGTTCGCATGCCGTTCCCGAAGTATACTATCGGCGGCAATGGAAGTTTCTCCACTGAAGATGAAAGCGCTATCAACAAGCTTGGTGGAAACGTAGGCGGTTAATTAGAATAACAGTATAAAGGGGGCGCTTCCGCGCCCCATCAACCTAAGAGGGTATAAGCATGTCTTTGCAAACTTATGACCCCTCTGAAGTTACGTTGATACTAGGAGCTATATATGAAGTAACTTCTTTCAGCGAAGACTCTCTCATCAATCTCAAGAAAGATGAAAAGTTCTATGAAACTTCAGTAGGTGCATTAGGAACCACAGAACGAACACACGTCCCCAATCAGGTATACACCCTGACAATATCCCTCTCCCAGACCTCCCCCTCTAATAAAATCCTAAACCTTCTCTCACAGGTTGATAATCTTACCCAGAATGGAATCTTCCCAATATTCGCCAAGGACTCCTCTGGCACATCTGTGTTCTTATGCGGCCTTTGCTGGATAGAGAAGCCCCCGGAAGCTAAGTACGAAAAAGGGATTGTCTCAAGAGAATGGCAGATCAGATGCACAAATGTATCTTTCGCTATTGGTGGAAATACCGACGTAGACACTTGGGATTCAATTAATTATATTTCCTCTTTGACAAAACAGCTTGGATTGGGGTAAGGAGAGTTTATGTTACAGGTAGGCACATTTTCCCCTAAAGATATCGTCCTCACTATTAATGATTACAGAATAGAAGGTCTTGCGGATGACAAGTTCATAAGTTTTGAGAAGAACTCTCCGACCTTTAGGCATGTGGCGGGTATTAGAGGGAAGGCCACAAGAGTTAATACAAGAGATTACTCAGGTACTATCACATTTAGAGTGATGTACACCCATAGAGACAACAGCGTCCTTACGAAGATAGCTTCAGAGGACAGCTTCAAACAGACAGGAAAACTTCTTGTACAGATACATGATACGGGGAGTAGAGGAACGGGAGTGCAAGCTGGAAACGCCTACCTAGAAGGTGTGCCCAATTTTGAATACAGCTTAAAGAGCGCCACTCCTAATACATGGAAAATCCATTATGAATTCCTCACGAGGCACGACCTAACAGACAACTCAAGGTCACTACTAGAATTCTAATCTAATAAGGGGATAGTTATGCGCGAGCAGAAGAAAGTAACAATCAATGAGAACACATACATGCTTGAACAGTTCGGCGCTCGTAAGGGCATCAAGCTAGGGAAGCAGGTTGCCAAGGTTATGCTTCCAGCGTTAGGACGTTTGTATGGTCAGGATGAGAATGAAGAGGTAGGCTTTGGAGGAATGCTTGAGGTTGTGGCAGATAACCTAGATGAACTTGATGAGTCCACTATTGAAGCACTTCTAGAAGGTGTAAGTTGCAACAGTTACGCGATTGATTTCGACAAACAGTTCAGCGGCAACTACGGAGAACTGTTCCAGCTACTTTGGGAGGTGATCTCATTCAACTTCTCTGATGTTTTTTCAATCGTCCCCGGAGATACAGATCAGTAAGTGAAGGGTCCGGGGACGGTAATAATCAAACTTCGAGGGTGTGGAACAACTTTGTAGAAAGCTCTGACATGGAACCGGAGGTTTACGTTATCGTTAAGAATAAATACGCATCCTTGGTTGACCTTGATCGAGATTACTCTGTAGAAGACGCCTATGATTTGTTAGAAATTATTGATATTGAGAACAGTTTAGAGGTTGCTTCCAACAGGGACGCAGAGGCCAACAAGTAGAACAGCACCTTCGGAGGTTAAAATGTCCAGCAACATAGCAAACTTCTATGCTTCGCTAGGATTCAGAGTAGATGAAAAAGGGCTACAAAGATTCCAAGGAAGGCTTAGAAAACTAAAGCAGCAAGTAGATGGCAAGTCGGGGCTAGTAGGGGCTTTTGGCAATGCGTCTATGGCACAGGCTAGATTCGCACAGGGTGCTGTCAGAGGACTTGGTAGAGTAGATCGTGCAACCAAGGCGGCTAAGAATTCCCAGTTAGCACTTAACGCGGCTATCCAACAGGGTAACATCCTTCGTAATAGTTCGTTCATTCCTACAGGGGGCTCTGCCGCTTCTGGAGGTGCTGCAAGGGCCGCTTCGCAGTCTGGTGTAGTGGCTATGGGGGGCTCTCCCGCGACAGCTCCCGCGGCAGGCGGCGCACCTAAATCCTTCTCACAGGGCATTGCAAGAGACTATCCAAAGGTTCCGCCCAACCTTGGGAGAGCTAGGTCTGATGCGAAAAGGATATCAGGAGATGCCCGAGCTACACAGGCTCAAAAGTTAGAAGCCCACAAGCGTGTCAGCAATAAGATTGGGCAGCTTGAGCAGAAGGCGGCAAGAGAGGCGCAAGCAAATGAGAAGCGCAAACAGGCAGCCCTTGAGAAGACCCGTCAGAAGCTTGGACAAATCGGTAAGAGGTATGATTCCCAGTCCTCAAAGCTGAAGCAGGCTCGTAGGGATTTTTCCTATGTACGTGCCGAGATGAAGCGTGGAAACATCACTCAGAAAAGAGGCTCCCAGCAACTTGACGTTATTATCAGACAGTACCGTCGATTAAAGCGTGCCAAGATTGCAGCAGCTTCCGTAAGAGATAGAACAGGCGCTGGGGGATCACCTCGGCAAGCTGGTAATCACAGACTTATCTCAGCATTGCACTCTGACACGGGACTTGGGATCATGGCAGGGGGCTTTGCTGCTGCCAAGTCAGTACAGTCTTACCAAGGATACAAAGCAGTAGAGCAAGGCTTGACAGGTGCTACAGGCTCAAAAGAGAAGGGTCAGGCAGAAGTAGAATACCTCCACGAGCTATCCCAAGAGATGGGTTTGTTCATGGGGGATATCAGCCAAGACTATGCCAAGTTTGCTGCATCCGCCAGAGATACAACGATAGGTCTAAAAGAGCAAAGAGATACCTTTAAAGGTGTTGCTGCACAGGTTAGGATTCTAAACCTATCAGCAGCAGATTCTAAGAGAATCTTTCGTGCTTTGAGCCAGATGATGTCTACAGGACAGGTCATGGCTCAGGAACTTAAATTACAAATGGGCGATCAGCTTCCGGGCGCTATGAGAGCGATGGCACGGGCAGCTTACAAGACGGGTATTACCCAAGACGCTTCCATAGAATCAATGAACAAGG